ACAGTTCAATCACCAGTCCAAGCAGCCGTATTCGTTCCTAAGCCCAGGGACGAACAGTCTATTTGGGTGGGCACACCTTCCTATAACCCGTTGTTGCTATTGCTTGCTCCGCCAAGCGACCCATTGATATTGCCTGCACCCCAACCAAACGTTGCGGTGGGCGCCGACCTTTGGCAAGGAAGTCCGGATAGCGCAGCAACCATGATACTGCAAGCGCAACAGGCCGCGCCTGAGTTTGCTCCGCCAACCCAATTTAATTACGTTCCAGATCCAGTATGGCAAGGGGAACCACAGTCTGCGCAGTCGCTAATACTACCGATTCCTCCGATCCCACCGTTTACACGAGAGATCGTCCTCATTGCTCGTGGTCCCCTATGGGTCCCGAAACCCCCGAAACCGGAAGACTGGGTGTTTATATCCCCAGTCGCTTTAGCTAGTGCAATTCCTCAACCGGAGCCGTTCTCAATCCAATGGAGATACGACTTCGAACCAGACAAGTTTTGGCAAGGTAACCCCAATAGCGCCTATTCTCTCACTATGTTGGCTAGGAGACCGTTCTTTAAGCTATGGCGATGGGATTATGAACCTGATAAATTCTGGCAGGGAGCGCCGATACAAACCAACATCGAGTTCTTCCCATTCACTGAGCCGTTCTCTAAATTGTGGCGCTACGACGAGGACAGCGACGTTCGTCAGTGGACTGGTAGCCCGATCTCTGCTGCCACTCTCCAAGGACTCGCTGTAATCGGTCAGCCGAAGCAGAAGTTCTGGCGCTACGACTTCGCTTCAGGTGAGACCTATTGGCAAGGGTCACCAATTCCGACTAACACGGAAACTCTTCCCGTCACAAATCCCTTCCATAGGCAGTGGCGATGGGATCACGACCAACCAGCTTATTGGCAGGGTGCACCGACACAATACAATGCCGAAATAGCCACTCGTATTACGCCCTTCTTCAGGCTGTGGAGGTACGACCTAGACCAAACGACGTTCTGGCAGGGTACGCCCACCCAGGACCTGGCGCTCCTTAACATTACGCCGTTCAAGCCGAAGTGGCAGTTCAATATCGCGGAAGAGACGTATTGGCGTGCTGAACTTCGTAGGAATCTCCCGATACAGAAGGCTCCTCCAGTCGGATTCCAAATGGACGCTTCCTTAACGATTAGGGAAGATACCTACTGGTTAGAGCCGCAGCACCGCAATATCGTGATTGGTTCGCTCACACCGAAGCTTCCGCCGGCTTATACGTGGAGCTACTACGCTACAGACCCATATTGGCAAGGCAAGCCGATCGCATACCCGACTGTATACTACCGTGCGGTCATCGTTGTTGTTGATCCGGATCTCGTTATTCCGTCCTTCCCGATCATTCCTGGAAGAAAGGATCCGCTGGTGTGGTTTGGCGACGATCTTCGTAAGTCCCCAATCCCAGATGATCCGCTAATCCCGGGACGCAAGGACGTACTGATCTATGTCGGCGAGAAACGCAAAGATCCTCTCCCCGATCCCTTCTGGCCAGGACGTAAAGACCCAATAGGTAATTAACAGGAGCCTACAATGTACGCAGGTGAAGACTTCCTCTCATGTACCCCAAACGAGATCCGCGTGCTCTCGTACAACTTCGACGATGCATTTGCGGATACAGACGTTATCACTTCCGCTGCTTGGACTAGTGCTGTAGCTGCAGATTCCCTCACTCAAGATCCTACAGCGGCCAATCGCATTGGTAACCCGACGGGTAATACTGGTCATATCGCTAGCGCCACCTTCTCGCAAGGGGTGCTGGGTTGCCACTACCTTATTAAGTGCGTTGCTACAGCTGCTTCCGGGCAGAAAGCGGAGTTTGAGTCTTACATACTCTGCACGGAACGGACGTGACCGAAAATTGACCAAAAAGAGCCGTCTTGAAGGATGTTGAAGAACCGTTTATAATAGTCAGAATAATCTAGGTCCCCGTATGATCCGCAAGCAGGGCAACAAGTACTACTTGTACTCCCAGGATGGTTCCAAGAAGTTGGGCGGGCCTTACAACACCCGATCAGCCGCGGAGCACCGGGAGAAGCAGGTCAATTACTTCAAATCCCGCAACAACGCGGCTAAGAGGAAGGCGAAAACCAATGGCGCATCCTCGGAGCCTATTCCTTCACAAAATTCCTCTATCCCCCAAGTCAATTTCCTCGGTGTCCAAGCGTTCTCTGCAAAGAAGCCTGACGCGGGGTTTAGAACCGAAAAGCTTCTCGGACGTGATTACCTTGTGGTGCCAGTCACGGCTCTCGTCGAGGGAGTTATCCAAGGCGTTACGGCAGCCGAACCTGAGCTGGCGCTAGCCACCGAGTTTGGCAAGTTCCCACAGGGTTGGAATGGCCGTCCGGTCGTAATGGATCACCCAGAGGTAGTTGTTGACAACCAGGCCTATAAGGTCTCTGCCAACTCACCACAGATCCTAGAAAAGTACCAATTCGGGTTCATGTTCAATACGCAGCTGATCGATAACGCCCTGCAGACAGAGGCGTGGATAGACACTAAGCGCGCTGAATATCTCTCCGACAATACGCGTTGGGTACTCAACACCCTCAGGAATATGGAAACCGGCGAAAAGTTAGAGGTCTCGACGGGACTGTTCACCGGACAAGAAAATCACTCAGGCAAGTACAATGGCAAGGACTACAGTGCAATTTGGGCAGGCGTTGTGCCTGATCATCTTGCGTTCTTGCCTGAAGGCGCTCTCGGGGCCTGCTCCGTAGCGGACGGTTGCGGTGCTGGCTATCAAACGCTTCGCGCTAATTGCGCCGGCGACCCAAACTGCTCTTGTGGAGGTGCTGCCGTGACAGTTCCAGCCCGATTACAAGCTGAGCCTTATCGTCCCACCCCGCAGAAGACACACGACGATACGCTCCCGGATCCGAGCAACGACGAAGAGAGCGCAGGAACTGCAAGGAAGAAAAAGAAAGGAAACGACCGCTCCTCTGCAGATTCTGATACCTCGGTTCGCCCAGACCTTACGAACGCTTCCCGCGTTCTCAGGGCATTTGAATCCAAGATCCAGATCCACTTAGGCGCCCCGGATGATTTGCTGGACTCCGACGTCCGCAATATTCTCCAGAGCGCAGTCAGTGAAATGTACCCGAACGACTTCGCCTATGTTGTCGGGTTTACGAACAACGCTGTCGTTTACATGGCGTGGGATGCCGACGACGGTGACTACGGGTGCTTCCAAGTATCCTATACCATCCAGGACAATAAGAGTGTCCTGTTTGGTCAGGATGTTACGGAGGTGTTGCTTACCACGCAAATCACCCCAATTGAGGAAGCCTCTTCGGAGGATCTCGGCGGGGCCTTCAACGCGGCGCCTGGACCTCAGGTAGCCGGTACAACGGAGACGATCATGAACGTGAAAGATGCTCGCACTGTCCTCGCGGGTATCGTCTCAGATCCGGAAAACCTGAAGACGATGTCCGATGCGGACGTTCTCAAGCTCCACGCGAAGATCCTCGGCGCCGTAGGCACCCAGGGAATCGCCGCGATGGCCAAGAAGAAGGACAAGAAGGATTCCGGCAGCTTGATGGAGAAGGACTCCGTCGAAGTCGAGCCGCAGCAGGACGACGATATGACTGGCCGCGATCTCGGCGACGAAGCTGCTCCACAGGCCAACCAAGCGAGGACTCCATCCTTCGACGAGATCCTGGCAAACGCGGATCCCGCGATTCGCGAATCCATCCAGTCCGGCATGAAGATGCATGCGATTCGGAAGGACGAGCTGATCAAGGCTCTGAAAGCGACGAACCGCTGCGACTTCACCGACCAGGAGTTGAAGGCGTTCTCTTTGGAGCGCCTCGAGTCCCTGGTGAAGCTCGCTCAGGTTCCGCAAGATTATAGCGGCCTGAATCGCGTATCGGCGCCGGCGACCAATCAGCAACGCCAGAACAGCGGCTTTGCTCCGAAGCCTCCGTCAGTGATCTCCGCCTTCGCCAAAGGCAAGTCCAAAGGCAAGGGCAAGAACGACGCCAGCGACGACGACGCTGACGACTCAGCAGCCGCGTAACGCAGCGCAATTAGCTACCTAGCCTACTCGCTAGGGTCCATAACTCAAACTTAGGATACTTCCATGGCCGTCTCAGCAAAGAACGTCCTGAACACTGCGCCGCGTACGATCCTTCTCAAGGGTCGCGGTACACGTGACGAGCGTGTAGCGAACGCGGCTATCAATCCAGGCTACCTTCTCAACACCCGTTCCGACGGGAAGTACGAGAAGCATGCTTCGGCAGGTGCGAACTGCCCCCGAATCTTCGCACTCGAGAACGAACTCTTCGGCCTCGGGATTGACGACGCTTATGCGGCGAACGATCTCGTGCAAGCCGAACAGTGTGGTCCGCCTCAGTGGGTGCTCGCAAAGCTCCCCGCGGATGCGACTGCAGTCGTCGTAGGTTCCTTGCTCCAGTCCAACGGAGACGGTACCTTGACACTGAAGCAGGGTACCAACACTGCGTTGGCGATGGCTCTCGATGCCGTCGACAATTCAGCGGCAGGTACCGAAGCGTTCATCCGCGTCCTCGTAATCTAACCACGCGAACCGACGCAAACGCCTCACCTTGAGGCATCCACAGGAGCACTGCATATGAATCCGGTTCAAATCGACTCCGCCCTGATGGTAGCGCCCGATGGTTCGCGCGTCGCCACTCATGGCACAGTCGCACAGCAGTTAATGGCTGGCGGCTTCAACGTCGAGGCTCTTCGCCCGGCGATCGACGACAACGACATCGACCGACTCACGGGGCTCGTGAGGGCCAACTCGCAATCGTCAATGAGAGCGAACGCCACCCTCCAGATCCGTGAGTGGATCCTGCTGGACACGGCAGTGGTCAACGTCTCACGCCGTCGGCTTATCGGTATTAAGGACCTCCTCGAGCAGGGTATGACCTACCCTGTCGCCGATGCAATGGGCATCACGAGGATCGAGTGGCAGAAGATCTCGGTGATGACGGACGCCGAAGTTTCGATGTCCGGTATCTCGCAGACTGCCAACGACCGCCAAGAGTACAACACGGACGCGTTGCCTCTGCCGATCGTCCACAAAGAGTTCCAGATGAACATCCGCCAGTTGGCAACAACCCGGCGTATGGGAACTCCGTTGGACGTTACTCAGGCAGAGCTGTGCGGCCGCATCGTCTCGGAAAAGATCGAGTCGATGTTGTTCCTCGGCTCCACCGTGATCGGTTCGAACCTCCCGATCTACGGCTACACCACACACCCGAGCCGAATTACTGGCTCGGTCACCGCAACTTGGACTACCGCGACTGGCCCACAGATCGTCACCGACACTCTGGCGATGATCCAGGACCTGAAGACCTACAACATGTACGGCCCGTACATCATGTACGTTCCGTCGGTGGTCTTCACCCACATGGGCAACGACTACGTCACGACAGCCGCGCTGGCCCGTTCGATCCTCGAACGCGTGTTGGCGATCCCGGGCATCTTGGCGATTAGGGAGTCGAAGGACCTAGCTTCTTCGAACATCCTGCTCGTGCAGATGACGAACGACGTGGTCGACGAAGTCGTCGGTATGGAGCCCACCACTGTTCAGTGGGACTCACCTGGCGGCATGATCGTTAACTTCAAGGTTATGGCGATCATGATCCCACGTGTCAAAGCGGACTACGTGGGACAATCTGGTATCGCGCACTACTCGTAACCTGCGCGCTGGCAGCTCCGCGGGTTGCGTGTTCGGGAGCTAGTCCTTGGTTTCTTCCCTCGCCATTGGACTAGCTCCTTCATCCTCTAAACTGGGAGAAGATCATGGCTATCAAGAAGTACCGGGTCGCTTACGGCTCGCACTCGATTCCGAATCCGGAGTACAAGCAGGATCCTGTCACTGGGATCATCAAGACGCCGGAAGTTCCGTCCCACGTCATCGCGGTCCAAGGACAGGTGATTGAGATGGAGGAGAACCGAGCAGCATCGTTCACCCGTACCGGTTTCGGTCTGACGCCGAAGCTTGTGGAAGTGTCGGATTCTGCTGGCATCCCCGAAATCAATACAGCACCTCCTCCGTCGCCAGGACCTTCGGCGGAAGCAGCCGCGACGTCGGCTAGGAAGGCCTCTTCGCCTCCAGGGCAAGCCCCTGCAGCTCCAGTACAGACGCAGTCATCCGTTTAGGTAACTCATGTCGGTGACGGATACCCAGGTTAAGAGCATTATTGATACGGAGCGGGATACTACTCCGTTCATTAGTGCCGCCTCGATAGTCGTCACCGAAGAGCTTACCGGAGTCGGTCTTTCTGCTGCTAGACTGGATCTTATTACCTTATACTTGGCAGCCCATTTCTGTTCTATCACTGAGGAGCAGGGTGGGTTGCTTGCCTCGAAGGTCGGGGACACCCAAGAGAACTACTTCAACATCTCGCCACGTGAACCTCTGAAAGGGTTCCAGATGACGAGGTATGGACAACAAGCGTTGGCCTTGGACACTAGCGGCACGTTAGCATCGCTGTCTGCCAATGCTGGTATGAAGGCTCTCTTCGGTATCCTCGCCCAAGATGACGATCCTACTTGGACAGGTTGGTAATCGGTCGTGTAATGGTCTCGCATGTTGAGCGTAAGTATAAGCAGGACATTACGTACTGGGCTCCGTCTGGGGGCGATGATGGGTATGGTAAGGAGATCCTTGCTAACCCAGTCGTCTTCAAAGGGCGCTGGTCAGACAAACAGGAGACGTTCCTGAATGCTCATGGGGAGCAAGTGGTTAGTCGTGCCACTATCCACTATCCGCCGAATATGACTATCATCGAGGGTGGGTGGTTAGCGCGGGGTGTATACAGACCGTCCGACGGCAACCCGAAGGACATAGCAGGGGCTATTATCGTTAGGCGCACAGCAGAGATACCGGACCTGAGGAATCTATCCACCGTTAAGATGGCGATGGTTGCTTAAATGCCGTACACTGCTACCATTAGGGTCGGTAAGATGTCAGTTCGGAAACCTCTGTTTCCGAGCGAGAGCGGCTATGTTCAACAGATCCGTGACCAATGTAGAGAGGTCGAGAAGATCGTTGCCGACCTTATCAACTCGGTCGAGGGTGCGATGCCTGATGTCATCTTGAATGCTTTGATTCCAACCAAGACGTTAGCCGAATATTATTGCCCGAAAAAGACGGGCGCTCTTGTTGCAAGCAGCTACCTTGCAGTCACTGATCGTGGTGCTAAGACTCGTGTGGAGCTCGGCTTCGCAAAGGGTGGTGAACCTTCGTACGGTGTGTATGTGCACGAGATGGTGGAATTTCATCATCAACCTCCTACCCGATCCAAGTTCCTTCAAGCTGCTGTTAACGAGGATCAAGAGAACATCCGCTCCCGTATCGTGCAGGCGCTGGCGTTTGGTGGCCAGAACACAATAGGCTACTGATGCCCCAGCCAATCACACGCATCCTAGATCTAATCGCTAACGCATCCCCCACCATCGCCGTGCTCGGTGCCGGGTCGGGGTGGAGGTTAGGGGTGGGCCGCCTCTTGGATATTCCTGACACCCAAATTGTGCTCTACGACTCCGTCGGGCAGTTACCGAACCCGAAGTGGCTACTGGATTACCCATGGGTTCAGGTTATGGTCCGAGGCGAAGAGAACGGATACAATAACGCTGCGCAGAAGGCGCAAGACGTTGCAGATTTACTCCTCGGACATCCGCCTGTGTCATACATCGAAGGTGATCGGATTGATGGCATTACCATTGTAGGAACTCCCTCCTTCATTGGTAATGACCAGAAGAATCGACCGTGCATCTCCGGAAACTTTCGGCTCATCTACGAGCCAGTTGCAAGCACCTACTCGAACCGCCAACCCCTGTAACCTGAGAGGTTACCGTTATGACTACTGCAAAGAAGTTCCAGATCTCCATCGACAGCGGGACAACCTACTTCACGTTCCCAGGGGACACCGCTGCATTGGATTCCACCGCTACGGACATTAAGGATACCGTGTTCGGCCAGAATTGGGAATCCGGTCAAACAGGTCTTGCTGAGTGGACGATGTCGGCGAACGGCTTCTATAAGGGTTTCGCCGGCTACGTCGCACAGATCAGAAAAGGTGGAACCCCCACCACGATGACTGGTGAAGCGACGACATTCCTGACTGGTAAGTCCTACCAGATTACGAACGCCGCCCACCAAGTGATTGACCGTACGCAGACGGTCACTGTTAAGGACAACGCAGTCAGCCAGAACGCTAACGTTCTCAGCATTGACTATCTGTGGGGTATCGTCACCTTCAAAGCGTCCTACACCGTCGTTACGCCTGTCACAATCGACGGCAAATACATCCCAATGACGCAGATTGCGAAAGGGCAGACCTTCACCCTAACTCAAACAGCAGGGACGATTGATACTACCGACTTCCCGACTGCTCAAGGGAATGGCGGCTTCAAGACCGTTTCCCAAGGCTTGAATGTCGTCAACTTGGAACTCGGAGGTGTGTACGCTATCACCAATGGCTGGTTAGCTGCGTTGACTGCTAGGTCGGAGGTGATGATTGAAATCACCCCGGACGGCAACGAGCAGGCCGCATGTCGTGGCATATTCAAACCACTCAATGAAGGCCAGTCCGGTAAAGTCGGGGAGCTCGAAGCTGAGGCGACGAAATTCGTGTTAGCTGTTCCGGATCCTTCGGCATACCCACTACTTACATCGCCCTTCTCCTGGAGGTTTGCATCAGGATCCACTTTGTCACAGTCACTCCAGAACGCACTAACACAGTGGCAGAACGCGGCCTCGGCGAATTTCAACTACCTGTACGACGGTACAAATGGTCAAACAGGTGTTGGAGTCATCACTGACATGACGCTGAAAGGCGGTCTGGACGTGATGAATGAGTTCACGATCAAGGTTATGGGCTCAGGCGCCCTCTCTGCTGTTGGTACCGGTTAATAGCTAGGACGGGACCAGCTGCCATGTTTGAACACCTAGCTCACGAGACCCTACAGGAAATCAAGGCGATTCACACCCGCCTTGACAATCTACATAGACACATGGAGAGAATCATGTCAATTCTTGACGACCTCACTGCATCAGTCGCAAAGCAAGGCACCGTCATTTCTTCGGCGACTGCTTTGATCTCTGGCTTGTCTGCGAAACTTCAGCAGGCAATCTCCGCTCTTCCGGCGCAGACGGACACAACGCAACTGCAGGCACTGAAAGACGAGATCGACGCTCAGACCTCGGCTCTCGCGTCTGCAGTCGCGACAGGTACCGTCGCAACGGCGGAAGCTGCACCCCCGACCGCTGCAACTGCACCGGCCCCAACAACTACCGATACAACTACAGCGCCGGCTCCCGACGCAACGGCGACACCCGCCCCAACGGCGCCGACAGCGTAGGGATCTACGGTTAGCCAGCCACCGTAAGTGCTGGCACTCTTACTTAAACTGGGAGAAGTTCTATGTCTACTACACGGGATGCCCTTAGGGCGGAATTGTTGAAGACTAGACCGCCGACGTCAAAGCTCATTACCTTCTTCGGCCAACAGATCGAGATCAAGCAGCTCACATTGGAAGCTGTCCTCGATGTAGGTGCGAACCCCGACCAACGGGGACTTATCAACGTGCTCCTACAGTATGCATACGTTCCCGGAACGAATGAGAAAATATTCGAGGAGGGGGACATTGACTCCCTGAAGCAGTTACCCTTCGGTGGTGACTTCGTTGCGCTGACAGATGCTATCACGGAGCTTACGTCACTGAATTTTCCTACGCCCGGGGACGCATCAAAACAGACGGCGTCCTCGGCTGGGCCCTCACCATCGCCTACCACTTAAAGGTACCGCTGTCAGTGGTAGGTACATTCACCACTGAGGAGTTCAATCTCTGGTGCGCGTACATACAGTTGCTGGACGAAGGGGCTAAGTAACCCATGCCCACCATTGGTGAGATCCTATATGGCGTAGGTGCGGACACAACGCGCCTACGTGCAGCATTGGAGGACATCAAGAAGTTCAGCTCCCAGATGTCTCAGGCGGCTGACACTGTAGTTTCAGCCACATCGAAGGCGAATGCAGCGCTCAACTCAACGGCAACTACGGCGAAGAGAGCAAGCGTCGAACATTCCGCCTTCGCGGAGTCAATGAGGAACTTGTCAAGGGCAGCCAGCTTGACAGCAGGTCCTTTGTCTGGCGTCGCCTTCCGAATCACCCTCTTGGGTGAGTTGCTGTCCAAGGGTACTTTACAGACGTCGTTATTCGTTGCCGGTCTAGCTGGTGCTGCCTACGGCTTCCTCAAATTAGGTGAGGCAGCTGTCCATACAGAAATGCACTTAACTCAGATCCGGAATTCGTTGTTCGCCCTGTCCGGCAATTGGATCCAGACGGGGCTGGACATGCAGTTTGTCATGGACACTGCGGATAAGTTTGGGTTGAAGTTCCAAGACATCGCCCATAACTTTGCCCAGTTAGATACCGCGGCTCGTGGTACTAGATTACAAGGCCAAGGCGTCCGCGACATGTTTGCGCAGATCGCTTCGGTCGCTGGTACGACTTCTATGTCGGCAGAGAAATTGACTGGAACGTTCAACGTCCTTGAGCGTATGCTGTCAATGGGCGTCGTGCAGTGGAGAAACTTAAGGGAAATTGCCAGGGAGATGCCGAACATCTTCGAGTTGATCTCCGATGCGATCGGAGTCCACTCCGTTGCGGCATTGCAGAACTTCCTCAAGCTCGGTACGGTAACAGCGGACGTATTGCTGCCTAAGTTGGTCGCGGCTTGGGTAAAGGCCTATGGTATCGATGCTCAGAAGCCGATTGACAACCTTGTCGCTTCCCATAACAGGCTGTACAATGCAATTCTACGGTTCAACGACGCATTGAATTCCTCTGCTGGGTTCGCTGCTGGTGCCCAACGCACATACGACACCCTTCGGAACGTCTTAGATAGCCTATCCAACAACATGGAGACGGTTAGGAAGGTCACCGTAACATTAGCAGGCGCATTAGGTGGCCTCCTCATATACTTTACTGCCAGTTGGGTGATTTCAGGGATTAGAGCGTTCACGGCCTCCCTCGAAGGCCTAAGATTAGTGGTGTTGGGACTTAACGTCGCAGCCGCGGCTAGTCCCTTCGGTTGGATCAAACTGCTGGCGGTAATCGGTGGTGCGATCGTAGGCTACAAATACTTGGATGACGCCGTCAAAGGTACGAACGAGAGCCTGCTCAATTCTAAGGCACCGGTCAATGATTACATCGACAACTGGAACAAACTGAAGAAGGGTCTCTCTTCCGACACCCAGACATACATCACCGACGTCCAGCAGAAGATTAAATCGCTCAACGACGAACTTGCCAAGTCGGGAACGGACATCGCGGCTGCGCAGCAGAAGTTCGAGTCTCTGTCCGCTTCCCTAGAGGCGGGTGGAGGAGGCAAACCTGCTGGTTGGTTTACTCCTGGCGTCTCTCCAGTCAGTATAGACCAAGTCCATGCTGCAGCAGCTGCAGTACAAGAGCTGTTCGATAAGCAACGTAGTCTTACCACGGAGCAACAGAGGGCACGTGAGACGTTAGCGCAGTTGGTCGTTATCCAAGGGCGCCAGCTGGAAATTGAAAAGAATATGCCCGGCCAAGTCGCTGGTGAGAACCAAGCGTTGATGCGGAAGCTCAACGCCTACGAGAAACTGCGGGAGCAGATCCGAGAATACGACGAAGCACTCCAAGCAGCACATGAAGGTACCTATGCAGAGGCGAAGACAGCTGAACTGAACAAGATCGCCAAAGCGATCGAGCTAGTACGTATCGAACTCCAGCAGGCTGGGTATACGTGGGATCGTGTGAGCCAGACATTTACCGATCCGAAGGTTGAGAAGTCCTTTGAGGAACTTGCAGCGAAGATGCGACAGGTCAAGGATATCCAACTGTTCGATAAGTACTTTGTTCAGAGTTGGCAGCTGGCGGAGGAAGCGATCCAGGGGCTAACTAAGGGCGCTTTGGACGTGATGATTGACGAACTGAACAAGGGTAAGCTAACCTGGCAGAATTTCGGTCAGGCGCTAATTAGTGTGTTAGGATCGATTGAGAAGAAGCTACTGGAGATGTCAGTTGTCAATCCCCTGTTGAATGCCTTGTTTGGTGGTGGTCCTACAGGTAAGCCTCTTCCAGTATTCACGCTTGGCAGCGGCGGAACACAGCCCGGTGGATTCTTCGGATCGCTGTTTGGTGGAGGTAGTGCTCCGGCTACTACAGCAGCTACCTCACAGCATGGCGGTTCAGGTGCTGTCAAGCATCTAACAATGCCGTGGTCCACCTTCGCTGGAGCACCCAGACTCCATGAAGGATTAGCCCCTGATGAGTATCCGGCTATCCTTCAACAAGGGGAAGAGGTTATTGCCAAGGGAAGTCGTCGATCAGGCGGTAACACGGTGAACGTGAATATACAACATCCGCCTGGAACAGCTGCCGATATTCGCCGCAACAACGTTGGTGGTGCGGAAACATACGACATCGTTATCTCCCACGTACAGAGAGGATTCAAACGTGCGGATCTCGATCTTCCAATGGGC